GAATGTATGTATCTATTGCTATGTGGGTGTGGAACTGGTTTCAGTGTTCAAAAACATCATGTCGCAAAACTCCCAAAATTGCGACAGGTTTCAGCAAAAGGTAGCAGCGTGAAACATGTTATTGGGGATAATATTGAAGGATGGTCGGACGCTATTGGTATTCTCGTTTCTTCATACTTTGAAGACTGTGATTTATTTCCAAAATATTCTGGTAAATCCGTGACATTTGATTACTCAAAGATTCGCCCCGCTGGCTCTTATCTAAAATCTAGCGGCGGAAAAGCACCCGGACCAGAACCGCTAAAAAAGGCTCTAAATAATATTAAAAAGATTCTTGATAAGGCCGTTAAAAACGGGCAAGAGAAGCTTAAGCCAATAGACGCTTATGATATAGTAATGTTTGCCGCCGACGCCGTTATTAGTGGTGGAGTACGCAGAAGTGCTACAATATGTGTTTTTTCACCAGATGATGAAGAAATGGCGAAAGCTAAAACAGGAAGCTGGTTTATAGATAACCCACAAAGAGGCAGATCTAACAACTCTGCCCTTCTACTGAGAGATGGAACAAGTAAAGAGCAATTTGAAGAATTAATGAATTCAGTAAAAGAGTTTGGCGAGCCGGGGTTTGTTTGGTCAGACTCGAAAGAATTAATTGTTAACCCGTGCGTTGTTGCTGATTCTACTATATTAACCGACCGTGGCATCAAAATGGTTTCTGATCTTATTAACAAGCCATTTAATGCCATAGTAGATGGACTATCTTATCCAAGCCATAAAGGATTTTGGAAAACAGGAACCAAGCAGGTTATTGAGTTACAATTTAAATCTGGTAGGACTCTTAAAGTAACTCCTAATCATAAGATTATGACAACAACGGGATGGAAAGAGGCTGGAGATATTCTTTTTGGAGAAAATGTTGTTATTAATAATCACAGAGATTATAAATTGGACAACGCAGCTAATTTTGATCCAACGTCTGTAGCTTGGAAGAAAAGTTATCTTTTAGGATTATTTTTAGGTGACGGCAATAATTCAAAAGGATCTGCACAATTAAAATGGTGGGGTGAATCAAAAGAAGAATACAGAAAAGAAGCATATCAAATGCTTTCAGAAGTTGGTTTTACCAATCATCACCATAAATCAGGACAAAATTCTACAGCTGTTTATAGTTCTGTAGAATCGAAAAAACTTATGAAATTTGCTATTGATAACGGTTGTATAGTTGGAACATCTAAAAAACTAAGTAAACGATCTATTTGTGGATCATGGAATCATATTTCAGGGTTAATTGCTGGATATTTTGATGCTGACGGAACAGTATTAGTAAATAATGTAAAAGGATCATCTTTAAGAATATCATCTATTCAATTAGAAAATTTGCAAAATTTACAAATAGCACTTAATTCTTTTGGTATTTACTCTAGAATTTATCAAAATCGTAGATCAGAAGGTGATAGAGCTATGCCAGATGGCAAAGGTGGAACAAAAAATTACTTTTGCCAAGCCTCACACGAATTAGTAATCAGCAATGATAACATAGTTAGATTTGCAAAATATATTCCAATCAAGAATGCTGATAAGATTCATAAAATTCAAACAATAGTGAATAATTATAAAAGGATGCCAAATAGAACTAACTTTGTTGACGTTCTTGTAAATAAAACTATTGTTGGAGATTTAGATGTTTATGACTGCACAGTAGAAGATATTCATGCTTTTGATAATGACGGTGTTTATGTTCACAATTGTGTCGAAATTGGCATGTGGCCTGTCGATGAAACAACTGGAGAAACTGGATGGCAAGCATGTAATCTATCAACTATTAATTGTGCAAAGGTAAAGACAGAACAAGATTTTTATGATGCTTGCAAAGCTGCTGCGATTATAGGAACACTACAGGCTGGTTTTACTAAGTTTGAATACCTCGGAAGTGTTTCTGAAAGAATAGTTGCTAGAGAGGCACTGCTTGGAGTTTCTATGACAGGTATGATGGAAAAACATGATATTTGCTTAGATCCAGAAATTCAACGCCATGGTGCAGAAATAGTAAAAGAGGTTAACGAGAAAGTTGCCGAAGTTATTCAAATCAATAAAGCGGCTAGAACAACATGTATTAAACCCGAAGGATCGTCTAGTTGTATCCTTGGTACATCCTCTGGTATCCATCCTCATCACGCCAAACGATATATTCGTCGTGTTCAGGCCAACAAAATGGAACCTATATATCAATACTTCAAAGAAGTAAATCCTAGAGCGTGTGAAAAAAGCGTATGGTCTAATAATGATTCTGATGACGTTGTGGCATTCTGTGTAGAGGTTCCAGATGGTTCAAAATTAAAAAATCAAGTAAGTGCAATTGATCTTCTTGAGTATGTAAAAAGCACTCAACAGAATTGGGTCATGAGTGGCACAAATAAAGAACTATGTACGCAAAAATGGCTGGTTCACAATGTATCTAATACTATAAATGTTAAGCCAGAAGAATGGGATCTTGTGACAGACTTTATATATGATAATCGTCAATATTTTTGTGGAATATCATTGTTGCCAATAGCTGGCGATAAGGACTATGCACAGGCACCATTCACGACCGTATATTTACCAAGTGAACAAGTCCAGCACTATGGTGATGCAGCCATGTTTGTTAGTGGGTTAATAGAAGTGGGGCTTAAACTTTATGATGATAATCTATGGGCGGCATGTGATAGCCTTCTAGGTTTTGGTCAAAAAATAAAAGATCCAGAAAAGAAGGAATATCTAGACAGATGTCAAAAGTTTGCAGATAAATATATGAACGGAGATCTTAAGCTATTAACATACTGCATGAAAGATGTATACAACTGGAAAGATTGGATTGATATGAAGCGAGAGTATGTTGATGTTGATTATACGAATGTTATAGAAGAAGAAAATAATGTTAATCCAGTTCAAGAGATCTCATGTGCTGGAGGTAAGTGCGACTTAATTTAAGGTGTAAAATGAAAAGAGATAGAATAGTTTTATTTGTAGCTTTACTTGCTGTTTTTGGCTTCATGATCGCCGCAGCTTTTATATCACTAATAATTTTAGAGCCAATTTGAAAAGGATAAATATGCAGACAAATATAATTGGAAAAAATACAGTTAGTACTACTCCAGAAAATAATAGTTCGATTAACTTTGTTAAGCTTAATGATGAATCAAAAACACCAAAGAGGTCTAATGATACTGACGCTGGATATGATCTATATTCCGTAGAAAACAAGAGCATCAAACCAAAATCTAGAGTAATCATTAAAACTGGAATTTCTATGGCTATTCCAAACGGCTTTGTTGGTTTGATTTGGCCTAGATCTGGATTAGCGGTTAAATATGGTATTGATACTCTGGCTGGAGTAATAGATAGCGGATATCGTGGCGAAATATGCGTTGTTTTACAAAATCATGGAGACAAAGCATACGAAGTAAAATCCGGCGATAGAATAGCTCAGATATTATTTCAGTCTGTTGAATGTGTATATTTTAATGAGGTTAGCACTTTAGAGGAAAGTCAAAGAGGAAGTGGTGGGTTTGGTAGTAGTGGAGCTTAATAGTGAGTCAGCCACAAAAAAGAATATTCTATGCCTGTCAGGCAGTATTATTTATTTCAAGAAATACACAAACATCCAATAGTCCATTAAGTGAGGCTTCTTATCTTACGGGCGTTCAATCTGTTGGTGTTGATGGCGATTTTCCGTCTACAACCTTTCCAGATTTTGGTAGATTTCAAAGAAAAAACAAATTTGAAAATAGGCAAAAAGAATTTTCTATTAATATAGACAGAGTATTGGCAAAAGGTCAAGACACTTTTTATAATTCAAATTATTCTAGCAGTTATACTACTACACATCTACTTCACGAAGACAACATAGGCTGTCAAGGTGAGCTAAATAATAATGGAAAATGTCTAAGAAATTATGATATCTTTCTAGTGTACGGAGATGATGAAAACTCACTATTAAATGATAGCACAACAAAAAAGAATGTCGTATATAGAAACTGTTTGTTGACAAGTTTGTCTTATAATATTTCTGTAGATGGGTCTATTATTGAGTCTATTGGATTAATCAGCAGAAAGGCAGACTATAATGCTGCTGGCGTTCCCTCTCTACCAGCTTCTCCACAGTCAGCAGAAACTGTAAGAAGGCAAGATATAGATATGGCTAGCACTATCCTTCCAGAAGAAGCGTTAGCGATATTCAAAACGGATGAACCAGATTCTTTAAATAACAAAGATATTTATGGTCTTCAGTCAATAAATATTGATATGTCTATAGACTACACAGAATTAAATGATATTGGCATATGGCGTGGATATGACGATGGCGATGATATAAACAAGTGGAGATTTGTCAATCTACCAATAAATATTTCGTCTTCTTTTACTGGAGTGTCAAGATCTTTATATCCAAGAGAAGACATAGGTGTAGATACACCAGAGTTTGAAAAAAATAAATCAATAAAAATTGTATCGCTTGCCGGTAATTCCAATTATTATATATGGGATCTAGGCAGAAGAAATTATTTAAATAATATAAACGTTTCTGGTGGAGATGCGGATGGAGGGAATGTAGAACTAACACTATCATATCAAAATGACTATAGTGAATTAGTAATAGCTCGGGCGGAAACAGTACAAGATATAACATCTAATGCTATTTATTAACTAGCTGGAGTTTTTAATGACAAAAAAACAAAAGAGAGAAGCGGCACAAAACAACAAACCACATGCTCCACTAAGAAAGGTTCTAAAACCCAAAACTAAAAATCAATCTGAGTATATTAGGGCTATGTCGGAATTTGATATAACATTTTGTACAGGCCCTGCTGGATGTGGGAAAACGGCTGTTGCTGTCGGATTGGCGTGTGAATACCTACTAACAGAAAGAATATCTAAAATAATCATAACAAGACCAGTAGTAGAGTCAGGCAGGGGTTTAGGATTTCTGCCCGGAACACTAACTGAAAAAATATTGCCATATCTTATGCCTATAATAGAAGAAATGAAGCTATATTTAAGTAACGATACTTTTAATATGTATAAAAATCAAAACTTGATAGAGCTTTGTCCACTAGAATATATGAGAGGTAGAAACTTTCATGACACTTTCATGATATTGGATGAAGCTCAAAACGCTACATATGAACAGATAAAAATGTTTCTGACTAGAATAGGTATGAACTCTAAGGCGGTCATAAATGGTGATATCACACAGACAGATCTAAATGCGGGTGCTGATGGCGGTCTAGACGATTGTATAGATAGATTATCTGACATTGATGATATTGGCATATGTGAATTAGACTCTTCTGATATAGTTAGAAATAAAATCATAGCAAAAATAATATCAAGATTGTGAAATATTAGATACAGGACAGGATAATCTTATTGAACCAAAAACTTGAAAGGGATACTATGCCATGCTATGATTTTGAATGCGAGGCTTGTGCGTACTACACTGAAATAAAACAGTCGTTTGATGATCCAAGTACGCACAAATGCCCGCATTGCGGTAAAAAAACGCTAGTTAAAGTTTTTATAAACCCCCCATCTATTATGGTTCGTGGTGAGCCATCAACTATTGGTCAGTTGGCTGATAGGAATACTCAAAAAATGGGCAAATATGAAATTGAAGATAAGAATAGGGCCAATGGAATAAAAACAGAAAGCCCAATAGATAAAAAAAGAAGAGACATGAATAGAAGAATTAACTCTATGACACAAACGCAAAAACTTAAATGGATAAAAGATGGTGATTGAATGTATGTAACAAAAGAAAAGAACCATATAGATAGATCATTATGCCCCCATCACGCTGTTGTAACTTTAAAAATAGATATTAGGAAAATAAAAACAGATGGGACATTAGATAATCAAGTTATAGGCAATGCAGACTTACAGAAGTATGGAATCTCTAACAAGGCTCAAATATGTTTTTCTGCACCAACAGAAGCCGAATGTATAAAATTAGTAAAAGAAAAATTGGAGAAATTAAATGTCTAGATGGGAAAACGAAGATGTTAGCGATTTGAATTTACCAGAACCAGAAAACATCGTAAGAACATATTTTGATAAAAATGGTAACATAACTTCAAATCCTGAAAGTTCTGTAGCTAAAGTTTCTGAATGCGATGAAAAGAAAGTTTATTATGTTAAATATGGTAGGGGCGAACTTTTAGATCCTCACCACATAGATTCTTCTATGCAGATTAAAAGATCTTACTATATGATGAAAAAAGTTAACCAGCAAATCTTTGAATCATATATAAAATTCCTACAAACAAAAAATAGATTATACTTTACTAAAGCAAGAAGACTTTTAATGGAGAAGATATAATGAAAAAGGGCCCCTTATCGAATAAAGACAAAGAATTTATAGATTGTAATGTTGGTATGGCTATAGAAGAGCTATCTAAAAAACTAGAGAGATCTATTGAGGTTCTTGAAAAATATTTATCCTCAAATAAGACAAAACCAAAAGGCGATAATATTAAGCTATTCGCCAGAAATAAAGATCGTGGAGTTGTCATAATGACAGAATCGGCATCTATGGCTTCTGACGAAAATAAAAATAAAGTCAATCTATACAAAACAAGAAAGTATAAGGATTCTATTCACACTATAAAGGAAGACTAATGATTTGTACATCTATTGATGGGTATATGGATAGTTTGTGTTGCAATCAATTGATGATAAGTTGGCAGATAACATTGACAGACGGCACTAAAGTTTATGGTGATTACGATAGGCCGAATTTTGAAAATCCTTGGATTAGATTAAAAGAACACTGTGAAAAAAATTTAGTGTATCCAGCAAAAGTAGAGCTTCATATGTTTGGTGCCCCCCATGAGGTATTTTTTCAAAACGAAAAAGGGCTAGATGGCGTGTTTGTAATGAGGGGAATGGCAAAAGATCAATCTATGGACGGTAGCCACTCTCAATCTTTTCAGACGATGACTGTTGGATTATTAAGAGATGACTGTTCGTGTATAGATATATCAAAATACACATGGCCGATTTCTAATTTTGAGCAAAAACAAACAACAAGAGTATTGACAAGAGAAAACCTAGAGGCTATGATATTTAAGCATGACTCAGAAAAAAGAAAACACCCAGAAGTACAAAAGCTGCTCGACGGGCCAACCATGTAGTGCCGCACAGTACATAGCAGAAATAATTTGCATAAGGAAAAGAGAAAAAGAAAACAAGGGAAGTCTTGAATATAAATTTTGGAATAAATCACAAAAAGACGAGTATCAAATACAGATTAGACTCGCCAATAAGCTTATCAAGAAATATGACATAGAATCCATATTGCATTTTCTAAATCATGGATCTGGCAAAAAAACCTATTCTTTGGGTTTTCTTCATTCTTCAAAGAAGTTTGTCATAGTCTCTAAGTATGTTGATAATGGTGTGAAAGAAAGTCACAAGCTTGTAGAGCAAAACAAAAATAAACCTAAAAAGGTTATTGAAGTAGACAAGCCAGCATACAAAAAAAGAAAATCATATGGTGGTAATACACTATTAACAAAAATTAGGAAGGCAGACAATGGCTAAAAAGGAATCTGGATATTTATCAACTATCATTAAAGAATATGGAAATATCATTTCTACCGGAGCTTCCATACTTGAGCAAAAGAAAAACTATAAAGTAATATCTGTTAGTCCAGCTATAGATATAGAGCTTGGTGGAGGAATTAGAGAAGGTAGCTGGCTGACATTAACTGGAGATCCTAAGAGCGGTAAGACCACAACGGCAATGCAAATAGCTGCTAATTGCCAGAAAGAGGGCAGGCCAATAATTTATTTGGATGTTGAGGGCAGAATAAAGGATATGAATTTTGAGGTTGCCGATCTAGATCCAGAAAAGATGCATATTATTCATCCAGAGGATAAGCCTATACCAGCGGAGGATTTCCTAGATGTAGCTTACAAAATGATGAGCCACCCAGATTATCATGGTGCTGTGCTAATTATAGACTCAATTTCTTCACTTATGCCAGCAAAAGAACTAGATGGAGATATGTCGCCGGGCAGAGCCGGTCTTCCTAAGATATTATCAGTTTTTACAAAAAAGGTTGGACAATTATTGCCAAGACAAAAGGGATTAATTATAGCTATTACTCACTATATAGCAAATACTGCCGGATACGGAAAAGCAAAATTAGCAGATGGCGGAAACAAGATTCAATATCAAGCAGACACTAGGATGGAAATTGCCGGAAGCGGTGAAAACTCTGCCGTAAAACCTTGGCTAAATTCTAACAAAGAAAGAATAGGTCAAGCTGTAAACTGGAAAATCATATGCTCATCAATGGGACCGCCCGGAGGTCAGGTACAGAGCTGGATTAGATATGGACACGGAATAGACAAGGCACAAGAGATACTTATGTTAGCTATGGATATAGGCATGATAGAAAAAGCTGGGGCTTGGTTGACATGCTCATTTATCAAAGACTATCCAGAAATAGCTAAAAAGATAAAACCAGATTTAAATATTGATGATGAAGAGGCTCTTTTAAAGAGTTTTAAATTTCAAGGTCAGGATAATCTATATAATTTCTTTTCTGAGAATCCAGAATTAGTAAATATACTTGAAGCAAAGATAAAGGAAATGCTATGACGATCATTGGTCTTGATGGCAAGACATACAATTGGAATCCAACGTCATCACAGGCTGAAACAAACAATAGATCTTCACTTCACATCAAGGCTAAAACACTTTTATCGGAAGTGTTTAAACACGATAGAATTTTAGAAGAGGTTTCCCTACCGGGAACAAAGAGCGAATATAGAAAAACAACATTAAGGGGCGATTTATTTATACCAAATAGAAAACTCCTAATTGAAGTGCATGGCGAACAGCACCATAAATTCAATAACTTCTTTTTCAAAAATAAGCTGCAATTTTTTAAAGCAAAGGCTAGAGATAGCGATAAAAAAGAATGGTGTAAAATAAATGATATTGAATATATAGAACTAAATTATAATGAGGATATAGATGAATGGAGAAGAAAGATACAATAGTTTTATAGAAAATATAGAAGGTTGGATTAAATCTATTGGAATTATAGAAGTATCGCCAAATGAATCCGTTGAAAAATCTTTATCTCTTTCTTTTAGCGATCTTAAAAATTTATCATACGAAGAGTGCCAAATGTTGGCGTATGAATTATATTGCTATGCCGAATACGTAGATTCTTTATTGGCAAAACAAAAAATAACACACGATTGGGCGGAAGACGCTATCTGGTATATAATATGTGACAAGATCAATCAGTATGGCGACAAGTACACAAAATGGCAGGAAAAATACTTTTATTCTATCAAAGAAAATCCACTAGCATCTCAAATACTTAAAGTAAAAAATACAGCACACGCCAGAATGGAAATATTAAAAAATAAATCAGAAAACATAAAAAAGATATCAGAAACACTAAACAATCTAGCAAAGAGGAGATAATATGTCTAGCATAGAACAAGCTAAAAGTCTTTTAAAGAAGGCGATAGAAATAGGCGACAATGAATTGATAGAGCTTGCAAACAGCATCCTTCAAACCTATAATGTAGACGCGAAGCAGAGAAGAGAGTCCACCGGAACTAAGGCCCAATCAAATGATTTTATTTTTAGTATGCCAAAACAGCAAGAAGATAAAACGCTTAAAAGTGGCGTACCAGTAAACCAAATACAAAACAGAACAAATACTTTTTATGATGATGGCACAGAATTTAAAGATGTCATAACACCATCTATAAAGCCAGCAGAAAGAAAAAGGCCAGCATTTAAGATGATTGAGCAAACTTGCCAGAAATGCGGAAAGACAAAAACAACCCATCCCGCCCATAAAAGAGAATATTATATCTGCGATAAATGCATAGCAAAATGACAAACAAAAAACCATCCTTACAAAACTTGGCGTCTGAAAGGGCTATACTGGCAGGGCTATGTCAGTATGGTCTAGATGTGTATCTAGATATAGATTTTATAGAGTCTGATTCTTTTGATGATGAAATGAATCAGCTTATATTTAGCTGCCTTTCAAAAGCTATTAATCTATCACCAAAAGTAGATTTAACTTCTATACTGTCTGCTGCCGACGATCTTGGCATATCCGATAAGATAAATACTAAACAAGAAATTTCTTTTATAAGATCTCTATTTAATTTTCCAATAGCTAAAGAGAATGTTCTTATCCATGCCGCAAAAATAGCGAAGCTCAAGCTAGCTAGAGATCTAAAGAAAACATTACAAACCTGTGCCAAAGATATAGACAATATCAACGGTGAAGAGGATGTGATGGACATAGTTGCAAAAATAGAAGAGCCAATATTAGATACCACTTCAAGTATATACCAATCGTCTAGCAATAAAACAGAAATACTTGGGGCAAATATAGATGAGTACATAGAATATCTGTGTGAAAACCCATCAGACTTTGCCGGTATACCAAGCGGTTTTGACAGGTTCGATATTGCTATTGGCGGTGGACTTAGGAGAAAATGCGTTGATCTTATAGCCGCTCGTCCAAAAGTTGGAAAATCAATGTTTGGTGACGCTGTGGCTATGCACGTATCTAAGAATTTAAATATACCAGTTTTAATGTTAGACACAGAGATGTCCAAGGAAGACCATCTCAATAGAATGCTGGCAAATATTAGTGGTGTTGAAATAAATAAAATATCTACTGGTAAATTTGCAGAGAATGAACTAGATAAGGAAAAAGTAAATAAAGCCGCAAAACTATTAAAAGATATACCATACCATTATATAAGTATTGCTGGGCAACCTTTTGAGAATATACTTAGCATGATGAGAAAATGGATATATCAGCATGTTGGATTTGATGAAAACGGAAAAACTAACGATTGCTTAATAGTTTATGATTATCTGAAGCTTATGGGGTCTGAAAGCATAACAAATGCTATGCAAGAATATCAAGTATTGGGTTTTCAGATAACAAAACTGCATAATTTTTGCGTAAAATACGACGTTCCATGCCTGAGTTTTGTGCAGTTAAATAGAGACGGGATAACTAAAGAGTCAACAGATGTCGTTTCTGGATCGGATAGGCTGATATGGCTATGTACTAGTTTTTCTATATTTAAATTGAAATCTGATGAAGAAATCGCTGAAGATGGTATTGGTAATGGTAACAGGAAATTGGTTCCCGTTGTGGCTAGGCATGGGTCTGGACTAGATGATGGCGATTATATTAGTATAAAGATGTTTGGATCATTAGGCAAAATAGAAGAGGGTATAACAAGAAATGAAATCCATACAAGGTCACAGAACTCTGATAACGGATTTGAAATAGATGAAGACATTGACGCAGAAACAAATATATAAAATATCAAAAACCGCTTTTAACAACTTATCTACACTTTTTAATAAACTTGGTATTGAATATGTAGAATACCCAAATAGATATTCATTTCCATGTCCGGTGCATGGCGGTGATAATATGGAAGGTTGTAGTATTTTTACTAGCGGTCATTCAAATAAAGGCAATTGGAAATGCTGGACAAACCACTGCGAAGAAGAATTTGCAAATAATATTTTTGGATTTATAAGAGGATCTCTATCATATAGAGCGAATAGAAACGTCTCACTAAATGAAACAGAGTCGTTTTGCATTGATTTGTTTGGCCTAGATACCATAAATAGTATTCCTGAAGATATAGAAAAAAAAGAGGTAGATTTGACAGAAGTCTTCAGCAAAAAACCAACAATAACAAAAAACGGAATAACTAGAGATCAAATAAGGTCAAAACTAAAAATACCATCACCATACTTTTTAGATAGGGGATTCTCCAGAGAAATACTAGATACGTTTGATGTTGGACTATGTTTAGAGCAAGGAAGACCCATGTATAACAGGTCAGTTGTACCTGTTTACGATAATGATTTTAACTATACTGGATGCGTTGGCAGGGCTACAAACGAAAGTTTTAAGCCAAAATGGCTACATAGTAAAGGGTTTAAAAAGTGTGTGCTATATGGGCTAAATCTAGCTAAAAATAAGATATTGGAAACTCAGTCAGTTATATTAGTAGAGGGTCAAGGCGATGTTTGGAGAATGCATGAGGCTGGATGCGGCCAAACCGTTGGCATATTTGGGTCTAGCATAAATGATGAACAGCTTCTTCTTCTGGAAAATAGTGGGGCATTAAATATGGTTGTTTTAACAGACTATGATGATGCCGGTAAAAAAGCTTTCGAGCAAATAGTTAAAAAGTGTGGAAGAAGATTTAATTACTACAGACCGGAAATATCAAAAAAAGATGTAGGTGAAATGTCTGTAGAAGAAATTCAGAAACAACTAATACCACAATTACAAGGAGTAATATAGTTTCATGATTAGTAGAATATTAGCTTTTGCCGGAAGTAAACAAGCTGGAAAAACAACGTCATCAAATTTTTTACATGGATACCAACTGAAAGCAAACGGTATAATAAATAATTTTGGTATCACCGACACTGGTAGCCTAGCTGTTGAAAGTGTCGTTACAGATTCGAATGGGAAAGAAACAGTAAGCTCTGGATTTTTAGACGTAAATCGAAATGATGAAGAATTTGCTGAGTGGGCAGCGTATAATATGTGGCCATATATAAAAAATTACTCATTCGCAAATCCATTAAAAGAGTTTTGTGTGGCAATGTTTAATCTACCGAGAAAGAACATATTTGGTAACAATGAACTAAAAAACGAAAACAGCCCACTAAAATGGCAAGACATGCCCGGAGTTATAACCAATAAATCACAATCAATAAAAAAAGAAGTCAAATCCCTTATCGAGAATGGGTCTATGATATACCATAGGCAGGGGAACATGACTTATAGAGAAGTCTTGCAATTTTTTGGAACTAATATATGTAGAAAAATATACCCAGAAATATGGCATAGAAGATTAATAAAAGATATTGAATATGAGCAACCTCTTATTGCTGTTGTAGATGATTGCAGATTCGTTAATGAAGTTAAGTCAATTCAGGAAAATGGTGGTAAAGTCATACACCTAACTAGAAATCCATACGAAGATAATCATGATAGTGAAAAGGAGCTTGAATCATATGGCGATTTTGATTTTGTCATTGATAATGCTAATCTCAATATACATGAAACAAATATAAAAATAATAGAAGCGATAGATTTTTGGGGATGGCTAGACAAAGAGTTTACACCACCCAAAACAGAGCCGCCAAAAACAGAAAAAGAACTTGTTAGTGGCATACACAAAATAAAGAAATGAGATAAATATGGATTGTACATACATAAGAAGTAGCAGCTATAATCAGTACGAATATTGCCAGATGTCATATTTTCTGACATATAATTTGGGATGGCAGCAAACGTCAGGAAAAAAAGCCCAACTGGGAACTATTGTCCATAAAGTTATGGAGTGTTTAGCCACATGCAAAAAAGAGATACAGGATAATCCCAAGAGCACCAAACTGGAAATAGAAGACGATTCTTTAGGTAAAATAAAATTTACAAAGAATTCATTATATACAAAAACTTTTGTAGATAAACTGATAAAATCGTCTTATGACTACTATACTAGTAGTTGTGTTCACTCATACTCTAACGCCGATTTTAATTTCTGCAAAGATTTAGTCAAAATGGCTATAGAATATAACGATGGTCAATTTGATCCCAGAAATAGGAAAATAGTACAAGCAGAACCACATTTTGATATACCAATAGAGGAAGATTGGGCTAAGTATAAATATACATTACCAGACGGTAAAATTATTGAGGGGCAACTGGCAATAAAGGGAACAATAGACTTAGTAACGGAAGTTGATGATGGCATAATAGAGGTTGTAGATTGGAAGGGTCTACCTCTAGATACCAAAATACCAACACCAAATGGCTGGACAACTATGGGTGAAATACAAATTGACGATGAAGTGTTTGATCAGTATGGTCAAGTATGCTCTGTTGTTGGTAAGTCTCGCGTAAAGAATAAGCCATGCTACAAAATTACATTTGACGATACTACATCTGCTATTTGTGATGATGAGCACTTATGGAAACTTGCTAATGATAAAACCGTGCCAGTACAAGAACTACGTATTGGAGATACTATTAATGTGGCAAAACCAATTGACTGTGGGTATATAGACCTACCAGTGTCACCATATCTTCTAGGTTCATGGTTAGGAGATGGGAGAAATAGGTCGTGTGAAATTTGTAGTGATGACCCAGAAATGTATGAGCTACTAAGAAGTGATGGTCATGAGATTGGGGTTAATGTTGGACACGTAAATGCTGCTGAATCTAGAACAATATTAAACACTACTAGTGTACTTAGAACTCTAAATGTTTTGCATAATAAGCACATTCCAGAAATTTACTTCAGGGCTTCATTCGATCAAAGATTAAATCTTTTGAGGGGGTTGCTAGACACTGACGGTAATGTAAATACTGGTCGTAAACAGGCGGTATTTACATCATGCAATGAAAGACTCGCTAATGATGTTAAACATTTAGCATTAACATTAGGGCAGAGGCCCTATATCTACAAGCAAACACGCCAAACAAATTTTACAAACGGCGAGAATGTAAATGTATATCATGTTTCGTTCAGGCCAATTAATATCAACCCATTCAGGCTCGATAGAAAAGCGAGCATGATAGATCCAAATTGGGGTGCTGGTAGGTCCAATATTAGAAAGATAATCAGTATAACAGAAGAACCAATACAAAAAACACAATGTATTGCTGTAGATAGTCCTGATAATACTTACTTGTGTACCGAGAATTATATTCCAACCCACAACACAGGTCGCCGCTTAAACTGGGCTACAGGTGAAGAAAAAACTTATGAAAAATTATGTGAAGATCCACAGCTACTACTGTATAACTATGCGATATCAAAATTGTTCCCAGAATACAAACAGGCCATAATGTCTATCTTCTTTATTAAAGATGGGGGTCCATTTAGCATGTGTTTTGATTCTGATGATCAAACAAAATTTTTGTCGATGCTTGAAAAAAGATTCAAACAGATAAAGCGTAATGATTTTCCACAACCGGTTTCAAGAGACAGATCAAGTTTTAAATGCACAAAGCTTTGTCATTTTTATAAAAACAATTGGAAAGATACCAATACGACTATGTGTCATTATATCGAAGATCATATAAAAGCTTTTGGTTATGATGAAACGGTTAGAAAATGCACTAAAGAAAATCATAGCATTGGATATTACGAAGCTCCGGGTTAATAAAATGATAGAAATAAAAATTACAGAAGAAATGAAAAAAAGAGCTTGGCGTAAAGCTAGGCAAATGGGAAAATTGCATAACTCCATTACTAGCGGCGACGGAAATATAGCCGGGTTTCTTGGAGAAGAAGTTGCAAATGTTATAATAGGCGGATCAATTAGCAACACTTATGATTATGATATTGACAAGGATGGAAAAACATATGATGTCAAAACAAAAAGATGCACAGGAGAACCTAAAGACTATTATGAGTGTTCTGTGGCTGCGTATAATACAAAACAAAAATGCGACGAATATGTATTTGTTAGAATTGAAAATATAAAAGGCAAATGGGGAAGGGCTTGGGTTTTAGGTTTTTACCCAAAAGAATCTTATTTTAAAGATGCAAAATTCCTAAAGAGAGGACAAAGAGATGGAGACAATGGTTTTTTAGTTAAAGCTGATTGTTACAATATTGCGATTAAGGATTTGAAAAAAAATGGCTGAGTTAATAGATGTACATCAAGAATTCCATCTTGGAAATAGATTTATATTTGATGTTGCTGAAAACATGTCTAAATTTTTACCAGATGAATATAGAGTTATTGTAAAGTATGATAGACAGGCTTATCATGATTATAGTCCAAATTTCTTAAATGTCTTATTGTCAACATCATGTGAATCACATAATCTTGCAAAAGATTTCTTTGATGAAAATGTTCACGCTATCTTTCAAAATTATTTTCATTTAAATAAGTGGAGCGAGCCCGTTCACAATAACATATCTTATCCACTACCAATAGGTACATTTGTAGATGTACCAAATGATATAAATATAAAACCACTACAGGAAAGAGAGTTTGATTTTTGTTTTATTGGCCAAATACCACATACTGGTACAAGGGATTGTTTTAAAAGAAATATAGATTCATTTATTAAGAGTTTTGGAAACAAGTATAAATACAAAATACATTATACTAATTCTTTTAATGATGGATTATCTCACAATGATTATCTTGAAATATTAAACAGTTCAAAAATAAGTTTGTGTCCATGCGGAGCATTTAGCAGTGAAACATTTAGATTTTTTGAATCAATTAGAATGGGGTCGTTTCCCGTAGTTGACTTTTTACCAAAGTTTTGGTATTATGAAGGTGCCCCATTTTTT